GTAGATGAACAGCTTACTTTTCTGTCTGTCGGGTAGACCCGCAGCGTGTTGGTTCACCGTATGAATATCACCATCACAAACTTCCTTGGCATATTGACCTTTATCATAGTAAGCCAAGTAGTGAGCCAGCATCCTTAGTTCTAATCCACTGGCATCAGCACCCACCAACACATAGCCGTCATCAGGTATAAATAAGCTGCGACACTCAACACCATAGGGTGAGGACACTGCGGGAACCTGAGCCAAGTTTGGTCTTGAGTGAGTGCACCTACCTGTAACAGTACCGTTGGTGTTCACTCGACCATGTAACCTGTCGTTCTCTACTGATTTCAACCAGGCTTCTTTACCCTCGGCTAGTTGTCCTAATCTCTTGCCAACCATGAGGTACTCAACCAAAGGTTTAGCCTCATCAAAGGAGAGAGCTGTAAGTATGCTTTCATCAATTTTAGGTTTGCCACCGTTGGTATATTCTTTAGGTTCCCATCCATACTTATCCATGAGACACTTAGCTATCTGGTCTCTACTGCCTGGATTGAATGGGATACGCTTGACCCTTAGTGGGCCTTTAGTAATTGTCTTACAGCCAGCCTTCTGAGCAGCACCCTTAGTAGCATAGCGTTCACCTTCGGACTCCCAATAAGCAGGGGTCTTCATAGGAACCTCAGTAGGTGGGAAGATTTCCTGTAGGGTTCTCTCTAGTTCTGCCTTACGATCCAAGAGTTCAGCATGGAGGTTCCTTGCAGCCACAGTATCAAAGGCAAACCCATGTCTCTCTTGTTGTTTCATAATGGCAGCAAAGGCGTGTTCAAGGATCACTGATTGTTCTGAAGGTTCTTCTCTCATGAGATCTTCATACAATCTGTAGGTGACTCTAGTGTCTTGAACACAGTAGTCTTCCATTTCTTGAGACCACTTTGCCCAATCATTAGTTTCACCGAAGTCACCCTTGTATTCACCCATGCGATAACCCCATGCTTTCAATGAGTGAGCACCTATAAGATTTCTTGGGAAGTCACCACCACGCTTGAAGTCTTCATCACGAATGTCTGGGTGTACAAGTCGTGCAAGTATTACGGTGTCTCTTAGACACCCTTGCATCTTGAACTTTGGGTAGAGCTTCTTGATTGCTGGTATATCAAAGCCTTGAGCATTGTGACCTACAACTATGTCTGCAAGTTCAATCTCTTTGAGACCTTCTTCAATGTTGTTCTCTTGAGAGTTGTACCTACGGACTTCATCACCCTGTCTTATTACTAAGCAGTGGATTTCCTTGAGGTCACTGAGTTCTCTCCAGTCAGTGATGGCGTTTGTTTCTATGTCAATTACTATCGTGTGCATTTGTATCCTCCTCTGCATCTAATGTTTCTGTGGATAGTATCGCACAACCTAAGAGATAAGGTATCTGCGGTACTACACTGTTTCCGAGTTGCTTAAGTCTGTCCACCCGCTTGGGAACCCCATGAGCCACTCTACCCACGTTGGATTCAACTGCCCAGAAGTCTGAGAGTCGGCAGCCACTGAGCAAGCAAGGCGTTTCTTGTGTTCGTACTTCGCAAGATCCTCCCAGTTCTTCGCTGTGTCCTTGTAGTCTCTCGCTGTTGGGGTTGGCCACCATGTTGTTGGGTCGGTTGCTACCTTGGTTGCCAGAGTGTACCTCCCCTGTGGGTGAAGTCTCTCCGCTTCCTTCTTGGCTGCTTCCATTGAACAGGCTATTGAGCTGTTTGCTGTTGGAGTTGGCCACTTCATCGCAGGGATCACCCCCTGTGCCTCGAAGGGATCTTTGCCGTTCAGCATCGCTTTCGCTTCTTCCCTGCTCAGTTCCCCCGCCATCACCTTGGCTCTCAGTAATCTCACATTCCCCTCGTTGGGTCTCGTGTTGCTGCATGGGGTTGGCCACATCCTTACCTGTTGTTCTAGTCCTATTTGAGCCAGCCGTCCTGTCTTCTTGTCGTAAACTCTTTGACCCCGCTTCGGTGGATTCCCATCCTTGTCCACTAGATTCTCTGGGTTTATTCCTGGCGGGTTTGCTGACGGTGTTCTCCACTTCACAGTATCCGCTAGGTTCAGAGAGTGTGTGCTCTTGCCATCCTTCGAGAATCGCCTTCCTGATTTTGGGCATATCTCTGCGTTGGGATGTTCTATCTCCTGAGTTGTTGGGGTTGGCAATAATCCAGATCCTGTCCCTCTGGTGAGGAGCACCAACGGCACTAGCGGGTATGCAATGCCACTCACACATATACCCGATCTCGCTGAGATTTTGTAAGACCAAGGTAAGTCCTTTAGATCTAAGGGCTGATACATTTTCAATAATTGCCCACGCCGGCCGTACATCTCTGATGAGTCGAAACATCTCTGACCACAACCCTGAGCGTTCTGCGAGGATACCTTTGGCTTTCCCTGCACATGAGATGTCTTGGCAGGGGAATCCCCCTGTGATGACTGAGGGAACATTTCCGTCTGCTTGTAGTCTTTCATAAGTTAATTCCTTAATGTCTTCATAGATTGGTACATCAGGCCAATGCTTATTCAGTACCAGTTGTGCTTTCTTATCGAGTTCACAGAATGCTGTAGTCTCGAATCCCCCAGTGGCTTCAAGACCTAGAGAGAATCCACCAATACCTGCAAATAAATCTAGGACTTTATGTTTCATATATCCTCCACATCTATCCCTTGTTCTTTCAGCCACTCTCTGACTTCTGGTATGGCTATCAGTTGATGTCTCAGTCTCCCCAGTAACCTGTTACCTGAGTCGCAAACTGCTTGATGAGACACGGTGTGTCCCTCAATGACTGTCAGGTGGGCTGCTATCTCTCGCCATGTGTAATTCCCTGTTAATCTTTCCCCAGTATCCATCGGTTGCTGCTTTCCTGTGTCCATTCGGGCCTCCATTGTGTATTCGTGCTAGAGTTTCAAAGTTGTCATCGGGTGAGTATCTGTCCCAGTAGTTCATCATTATCTTCTCTGCATACTTCTCATTACATACATCCTCATAACGACCCCCGATGTCCTCGTGCTCCTGGGCATCTTGCCAGTACGCTTCGGATATCTGATAAGGCCCAAGGGATAATCCGTTATCCCCTAGTGCCTTCGATGGGTCTTCGCACCCACCTGTTTCAACGCATCGAATGGCATCAAATAGGGAGGTCGGACAAATCATCCACATCGTCTCCTCCCTTCCATTCAAGTAATCGTCCTGTTGGTGGATCATATTGGAGTTTAGTTCCCCACACTCTCCACTGAATCTGTTTTTAAGTATGCGGATGGTTGTAATGTGACCATCTCCACCTGCTTCCTGTTGGTTCCTCTCAAGGCCAACCACAATGTCACTAAGCTGCCCAATAGCATGGCTGCCCCTAAGTTGAGATAATGATGTAAACCCGCCTTCTTCATGACTTGTTCCTTCCCTTGTTCTCGATAAATGACTTACTAAAAATACGCATACTCCAAGTTCCTCTACCATTGACCTTATCTTGGTCATGGCATTATCAATAAGTCTCCTCTCGTTACCTGCTCCAGATTCTTCAATGCCACTGATAACGATACTGAGGTGATCCAAGAAGATATGTGTAGCTCCCATTGAGAGAACCATGTACCTAATCTTGGACAGTAAGTGTTCGTATTGGATTGAACCGAAGTGGTCATATAAAACCAGTCGGTTACTTCCTGTAACTTTCATGAATGTTTCTTTGAGAGTTTCTTCTTCGTACTCCCAGTAATGTGGGGGCTTGTTGAGTTCGATACCCATAAGTCCTCTAATAGTCTTAGTTACAGACTCCTCTAGTGCTAGGTATCCAACGGTGTGTCCTTGCTGCATTAGCCAGTAGCAAAGCTCTCGGCACACTGAAGACTTACCTACACCTGTACCTGCACATAGAGTTACAAGTTCACCCTGACGAATCCCATGAGTTAATTCATTAAGTCCACCCCAAGGATAGGGGACACTCTCAACACACTCGTCCTCTTGCATCCGTTCCCATAGGTCTTCTGCAAGTACAACTCCATCTGGTCTGAAGGTCTTTGCACCATAGATAGCATTGATAAGTTCCTTGACCTTACCTTCCATGAGACACTCATTGGCATCCTTGAATGGTAGATCCGTAACTCGCTTGGCTTTACCTGGTGTAAGTAATAGACAACATTCGTTAGCTGCTTCTTGTCCTACTGTGTCATTATCAAAACAGAAGTGTACATGGTCGTACTGCTCCAGGAACTCAATGGAATTTCGGATTGCTTTGGATGCAGACTTGGCTCCGTTGGGGATAGATACTACAGGCCACTTGTTTCCAAATGCCTGAGAGATAGAGATAGCATCAATCTCGCCCTCGCATATTGTTATGAATTTACCTCCATCACGCCACAGGTGCTGCCCATAGAGACCCGTAGCTTTACCTAACATTTTGAAACTCTTATCTTTGAACCTAAGTTTCTGTGCTACAACTTTACCTGAGTCATCTCGGTAGTTAGCAACATGGCAGATGTCACCTTTGTATTCCCCAACACCATACCCAAACTTTCTACATGATTCTTCTGAGAGACCACGAGAGGGTATAGGTTTTGTTTCACTGTCTATAAAGTTTGAAGGTAACGCTGGCTTCATCTCTACAACTGTTCCATCACCATGCTCATAGTGTTCACATGAAAAGCAATGAGCGTGTCCGTCAGAGTATCTTGCTAGTGCATCACTACTGTTACACTGTGGGCAGGGTTCATGCCTTAGAAACGTAGAGTTCGATTCGTGGGCCATGCTCATCTTCCCATCTTTTGATTGCGGTAATTCTTTTAATTTGGTCATCATCCTCAAAGACCTTTCCATTACATGAATCTAAAATTGCTTTGACATAGTTATCTACATCACCCCTTGGTTCTTCTCTCTTGGTTGTCTTGGGTCTCTTGCAAAAGAAAGTCACCATGACTTCCAAGGTTCCCGTAAGAGGCTGGCCAGTGAATACTTCAGGTACTACTGACTCAGCCTGCTTGCGGAAACTTGTATAACGCTTTCCATAGTATGCACCCCACCTAGTAACTCTGGGACGAGATGCGGGTACAGGTTCAAGAGGAAAGCTGAGAAGAAAGGAGTTCATTTAAATAAAGTCATCATCAGAAATGAGGTCATCAGTAGTGCTGTCAGTGGTGTTCTCCATGTTGGCACTGATAGCTTCAAAGCCATCTTCTTCATCGAAGTCAAAGCCAGCAGAATCAGGAGAGAACTCTTTAAGTTCTAATACTTGAACAACCTTACAACGGAGAGAGAGACCAACACCGATGGTGGCTGTGTAATAAGGATACACTTCACAACCAACTCGTATCGTTGATCCCCCACCAACGGTCTCCGTCATAGGTTGACGCTTTGCGTCCATAAGAACTGGACGTTGCGAAATCTTTTTACCATCGTATTCATATTGTGCTTTAAGTTTGAACTTAACCTGCACATCACCTGTAGCTTCCCCTGCATCATCTTCAACTTCGATGATAGGTAGAGGTGCTTTCTTTAATTTTGTTTTACCTTCTGACTCACAAGT